GTTTTTCTACTGGGTTGTTAAAAACCCTATCAATCTCTAATTCGTACAAATCAACCGCAGATTTTGTGGGCTTAGTAATTAATAATACCATACTCTTGGGTATTTTTATTTTTCTATCCGATGAATGCTCTGACCACTTCTTCAATATAGTCATTTGATTCACATTCATACCATTAAAGACAGGCTGGATATGAAACGCCATAGGATCTGTTATTATATACTTATCACCGACTTGACCAATTATTCTTGTTATTATTTCCTCACCAGTCGTCATCTTTAGTAATCTGTAAACTGTCTTATTCTTGTTACGGGTTTTCTTATTCATTATTTTTCCCCAATTGATATTACGTTATATCTGAACTTCTCATTATTATATATCTTAACTCGTTCGTCCAAATGCCTCATAGTATGATTTCGCCATTTTTTGTAGCAAAGATTATCTGCTATATCATATACCATTACCTTGTCCTTTTGGTTCGATTTTCTTAGTCCTCTTCCTATAGATTGTAGGACTCGTATGACTGATTTGGAGGGAGAGGTAAAAATGATGTTGTGTATATTCTTTATATTGATTCCCGTTGAGCATGTTCCATAAGATGCAACGAGAATAGAGTTCTTATTATTGTCTACAATGTGCCTTATTTCTTCTCTCTGATCTATATCAGTTCCACCATGAATGAGATACACATCGTCCTTTTTACTCTTTAATTGGTCGTATAATGGTATGCCGTGCTTCTCTACAAAGTTAAAGAGGAGAAGAGTATTTCCTTTCAGAGACGCTCCCAGGTCGCATATGAACGCGTTTCTCTTCGTATTTTTGATTAACCATGCTATCTCATCCTGATACGAGGCTCTCTTTATAGTCTCTATTTCTTGCTGGTTATAACCCATTACAAGACAGTCTATTTCGAGTTGAGACAACAGATCCTTTTCCATGAGTTCCTTTGTGGTTGTGGTTTTAAACACTCTACCAAACAGACCTTCAACCACTAGTTTATGTGTCTTGGAACCATCGAGAGTACCTGTAGTACCAAAACGATATTTTGCATTGGTTAGTTTTTCCATCAAGCCCGTGAGAGATTTTGCTTTGAATAAGTGACACTCATCTCCAAAAGCAACCTCGAAATCCCAAAAGTATCTGGGGTCTATTTTATAAAGACTTTGCCAAGTGCTAATCACCACTTGCTTTTTTGTTTCTTTGCTTTGACCGGAGAATATCTTGTGTACGTTTTCTTCCACATCCCACCCATTCAAAGAGGAGTAATCTTTGAAGTCACTGAAGAGTTGGGACACAAGGCTTGTGGTTGGAACCACGATAAGTAGTTTCTTATCTTTTGGAATAATAGAAAGATAGTATCTTAATAAAATATAAATTATCAATGACTTGCCCGACCCGGTCGGGCTGAGAAGAAGTGCCCTGCCGTTTTTTATTGAATGTAAAACTGCATCTTTTTGATGGGAATATGGCTCTATTTTATTATTATTTACGGAAATATTTAGAGATTCTATAAACTCTTCGATGCCACCTGGGTACCCGGGTGGTGAGCCGGGAGATGATACTTCTGAAACATCAAATGTATAATTTCTATCTTTACAGAATGAAATTACATAATCCAACAAACCCTTATATATCACCCTGGTATGAGTGTTATATAACCTGATTTTTCCGTCCCATTTTCTTTTCTTATATGCTGGGGTGAATTGATAATTGGGGACTGTGAAAGTAAAGAAATCTGATATCTCTTTCGCTATAGATCTTTCGCAATCCACTTTAATATAAACATCATTTAAATCGGAGATCTCTACATCCATTATTGAATTCCGTGTGTAAACTTCATCCAGTCTATCGCTGCTCGAATGTTCCATTGTCTACCATTAATTGACTTTACCACAGAGTCTAGGTAATTAATCTTTTCTTCTTGCATACGAACAATAGTGCGCGACCGAAGTATTTCTGTATCAGATTCTATAAACTTATCGACATCGGATTTGAGTATGTTTAAATTAAACGGTTCCCAATCATTTTGCGTCAATTCCTCTTCGGACATCTTACCTGTATAATATAGCCATTTCTTCCTAACCAATACTCTCAATTCCTGTTGGTACTTCTCCAACATAATCTTTTCGTCGGTAAGAAAGACTAGGTATTTGTTATGTAACTGGGGTATCCTAAGAGATTCTTTATCTAATTCTGTTTCGTCAAACTCAATATCTTGCACAACCATAATCTTAATTTCACTTAGATTCACGTAAGATCCTTTACAATATAACCACTGTATGAAAGAGAAACATCTACCACCACAACTTCAGTCATCGTTTGAGATGATGTGAATGGTATATCTCCCAACCGTGTTGGGAACACATTAGCAAATTCTATATCAATTACTTCCTTATATCCACTATTTAATACCAATAAATTTGCAGAACTAAAATATTGCTGGGGATTGGTGCCGTCTATATCATCTCTCAGATATACAGTTTCCTTTATCCAATCATACATTTCCTTCCAGTTTCTTAGTTTTTCATCCACGATCATTCTAACGGTTAGTTCACCATGTTCTGCTAGATTGCTAGGGATATTTATTGGAGTTGCGTACTTAGCCGGAAATTGTTGCGAGGATACGTTTATACCAGGAAGTGATACGGATTGAGTAAAGTATGATAGCGTAGGACATCTATCTATATTGAACTTAAAAGCATTTGATTTTAAATAGTTATCATTGATTGGTTGTGATGCAGTAGGATCTAATTGATCCGATGTCACACCACCAATAACAGGAAAATCTACAGACATAGGTATGTGCCTCCAATAGTATGTAGGCATAGAAAAAGCACGGGAGTATTAAACTCCCGTGCCTTCTCATTTAGGATCTATTAGAACTGGAATCAGTTACCGTGAATGTTATCCACAAGGAAGATTCTGTAGTACTGATTTGCTCTCTTCGCGTCCGAACCACTTGGATCAGAACGATCTGTTCCTACACCAGTGGACGAAACGAATGGGTTGTTGACCATGCCGTAGCGAGTCTTGAAACCAATTCGTGGCTGGAAGGAATCCTCACCAACCGCACGCACCATCTGGAGTGGAACGTATGGACAGTAGAACATACCAGCATCGTATGGGTTGCTACCTCTGTAACCTACAGTTACGAAGTTTACGCCTTCGTCGGCATAAGGATCGACATACACCTTGATCTTACCGTTAAGCAGACCAGCAAAGGTGTTACCAGTGTCATCAACTGCGAGACTGTTGTTGAGAGCAGGTGAGATGTTTAAGAATCCACCCATTGCGAGGGCTGAAGCAACATCTGCTGAACAGATGATGAAGTTACCCTTGCCTCTACGAGTCTGCTTCGCAATGACGTTTGCTTCGCGTTCGATTTGATACATCAAACCACGGAAGCGTTCTGCTGACCAACGACCATCGGAGTCTGCGTTAAGGTCATATCGACCACCGGACATGTCACCTGGAGTATCGGCTTCCCACTCAGTCTGGTTGATCTGAAGATCACGCTGACGGCAACCAAGTTTAGCACCGAAGTAGATTGCACGCATAACTTCACGGTTGATTTCGGTTAAGATTTCAGCAGTGAGAATGTTAGCAAGTTCAGTCTCTGCATCAAGACCGTGGACTGCACGGAGATCTTGAGCAAGTTCTGTACTGTATGCAGCCTTGAGTGCGCGAGTCTTAGCAGTCACAGACGTTCGCTCGATGGTGAATGCCATCTCACGGAAAGTGTGTGTAGAATCAGAACCGATCTGCTCGGCTTCGTTTCTTGCCAAACCACCGAAACTGCTGCTATAGAGTGCGGTCAATGTTGCATTAACCTCATCGTTAAGCGAAGTGTTCGCGGTAACGCCGAGAGTTGTACCTGGGAATGGGTTGGCTGAAAGGCCAACATCCTCGGTAAACGCACCAGTACCACCCGAGAAGCGTGGATCTGCTTCGTCGAAGAGTGCTTCGTCGCCACTGTTGTCGTTGTACCTAGAACGCATTGCAAAGATAAGACCGGTAGGTGCGCTCATTGGTTGAACGCCAGCAATATCGTATGCAACTAAGTTAGGCATAGCACGACGAACAAGGCTCATGAGGACTGGATCATAACCAGCCATTGTGCTTGTATCGTTATAAGTAAGACCGTTAGCACCACCAGAGTTATTGGTGGGAACTGCCTCGTTAAGTGACATTGCCTTCTCTTGGTTCTCAAGAAGAACGGCGGTCACCTTTTTGCGATATGAATCACCAATAGCGGGAAGTGCGTTGTGTTCAAGAACAGGGTTCCACTTCTCCTCTAAAAGATCATATCTGGGTTGATTTTCAAAATCCATTGACATTTGGGTTATCTCCTAATTGAGTTTCTAAATTTTACTACTTAATAGTTCGACTGAGTGCGTCAACGTAATTTGTCATAACGCCTTCAGTCAAAGGTTCTTTTTGTTCTGAAAGATTCTCGGTGTCTTCGTAGTCCAGCGCGGCTGTTTCTACATCATCACCGAAATAACTTTCCTTAAGGACAGAAATCTTATCTTGATATTGCTCTTCGTTCTCAAATTCAATACCCTCTGCTAATGTATGAAGTCTCTCAGCGTCGGTATCTACTAGATCACGGGAAGCGTACTCAAGAATTTCGTTGCATTGATACTCAAGAATAGATTTCTTTAGTTCAATGTTAGTATTGATTTGCTCGTTGAGAGCAGTCTCAATCTCTTCGTTTTTATCATTGATCTCAGCGAAAAGGTCAGCCTTTTCTTCTGGTAGATCAACGTGGTTTTCTTGGAAGAGTGACTTAAGACCCTGAATAAAGTTCTCGGTAATCTCGGTTCTAAGACCGTTCTCAAGAACTAACTGGTTCTCTTTAACCCACTCTTCAACAACGTAACCAAGGTAATCATCAATCTTCTCGGTTAATTGGCTAGTAACTGTTTCAAGGTGTTCTGCGAGTGTTGATGTATACTCTTCTTGTAATTCTTCTTCTTTGGCTTCTACTCGTTCGTTGATGGCTGCTTCGAAAATGGTAGATACCTTCAACATGAATTTCTCTGTAAGATCCTCACCATCAAAGATGGCTTCGAGGTGTTCAGTGGCAGGTACAGTTACCTTACCCTTATCTCCCTTAGCCTTACCGGCTACAGTAGCCTTGTTTGCATCCGCATTCTTCTTAGTAGACTTACCCTTACCTCCGGCTGGTACTTCGGCTTCTTTGCCACCTTCGAGTTCATCGGTGTCAATCTTTGCGCCCTTGCCCTCACCATCTTGATAAAGATCTTTATCTTCATCGCTCTTGGCATTGACTACACCCATCGCCATGTCTGCCTCTTCAATAGAATCATCAGCATCCTTGAATGTTTTTAGACCGTATGTACTAGGATCAATGTCTGGTTTTTCTCCAGACATGATTTTACGAACTGTTGCAATTGGATCGGGCTTAGCCATCGGTATAACTCCTTGTTAGTTACTGGTATTATATATAAAACTCATAATTTTGAGATAAAATCACGGAATAAGTTGATTGTTTTTTCTTCTAAATTTCTACGAGACGTTCGTTCAATTTCTTTTTGGTACTCGGTAATGTGAACTTCCTTCACTACACCGTTATCCCAAACCCATTCTTTACCTTCCATAATACCATTAACAAAGGCATTCGGAGCAGATGGATCTGCGACAATATCTACTGCGGCTAACATGAAGTCTTCTTGTACCTCATTGATGCCGTTGTCTAGTTGTTTGATTGATCCCATTCCTCTGGAGGATACACCGAGTTTTGCGCCTTCGTCCATTAAGTTCTTGACGATTTTGCCGTATGGTGTATCTAAAATCTTTGCTTTACCATTGATGTTATCGCCATCCTGGTCTAGACCTGTGATGATGTGAGATACTCTTTCAAGGTTTACCGTTGGTCCATCAGGATGTCCTAATTCGCCCATTGCTCGTTGATTCTTAACATAAACATCTGAATAACGACCTACTTCTTTTGCTAGAGTAGCACTAGGGTAGATGCGACCATTACGATTCTTTACACCGGATTGCATGAACACACCCTCAATGTGGTAGTTCTTCTTTCCTTCTTTATCTTCGGTAATGAATTGTACCGATTCGGTCATTTCTGTTATTAGTTTCATTTCTTATTCCCTTTAGCCTCCTTGGGCTTGTTGGGCTTGTCTAAGCCCGGGCTAGTCTTGACACCACGCATCTTGACTATTGGCTTATATTGCGCTTCATCCACAGACTCTTCGTCTTCGTCATCACCATTTTTCTTCTTCTTCTTAATGGATTTACCAATAGCCTTGCGACGATTTCTTAGATAGTCATCCGACTCATCGCTGTCACCATCGTTATCTATATCGCTGTCTCCTGCTCCAACAGGATCCATACCTTCGCCATCATCTTCTTTATCTGTTTTCTTTGCCTTCTTGGCCTCATCGAAAACAAGTGCGTAAACATCTTCTCTAAGATTATCAATAGCGTTTCCCATTTTCATATAGAGTTCTTCGTGTACTATCTCTTTGGTTTTAAGATAGTTTTCGTCAATTAAAGCCGTGAGTAATTCTTCTGGTCGATTCATTTCAACCCTCCCCTTTGGTTTCGTTTTTATGGGCAAACTCTAGAATTCTTTTGAAATTGGTTTCGCTTTCCATAAGATTGCTTCTTAACTTTTTCTGGTTTTCCGCATTAAGGGAATCATGAAGATTAATTATTGCCTCACAGTCCTTGCTGTCTAGAACAATAAAACTCTCATCCAAAAGAACGAATGGGAGTTTTGATTTTTCTGCTAGGCTCTCTTTCATTAGAAGAAGGATATTCAATTCCTCTGTTATCTTTGCCTTCATATCCTTTGCCATACTAATAACCATTTCTTCCATATCCCTATCAGGAATACTGTTTACGGTTACTGTATTTCCTCTAGTAAGGAATAATTTTTTATGTAGCCCGGCTTCCATAAGACCTTTGGAAAACTCTCTTGCGTCAGAAGTAGATCTAAAAGTAAAGGACTTTGACCCACTTCTGACTGCTTCGTCTATCTCGTAAGTTGTCTCTAACAATCCTGAAGCGATCTCTTCACGCAACTCATCTACCTTATGTGCCAACTTATAAGACATGACACCCAAGAACTTATCAGTGAAGTTATCAATGTTTTCAAAGAGTGCATCTTGCACCATTTCTTTGTATGTTGGATTTAATGATTCCATGTTAGATTTCTCCTAAGTCATCTTCTTGTTCTTGAGGTTCTGCTTGTGCCTCTTTTTCTATTTGACTTTCCATTTCTCTGAGTTCTTC